AGTAATCCCTTAAAAGGGTTGCCTATCTTTCTTATTATATCCATAAACCCCATAAAGATTTAAAAATATTTAGTTTACTACCCTATATTATAGACCGTTTTTGTTGATTTGACAACTAAGATATTGAATATCCTACTGCTGAACCTAAGACACTAGCGTCTGCTGCAAATATTGCTTCGGTTGATTTTTTCTCTACAAACTCAACAGTATTTCCTGGCATTGTGAAGGTTCCTATTGTTGTAGATCCTCCTACAGAATCGATAACAGATATTAATCTTGCAGTGCCACCATTGTTGCAGAGGCGTACCACTGTTGCACTTCCAAATGTAGATGCGCCTGCAGCGTCAGTGCCACATGCTGCTTGAGCTCCTTTTACGTTCGTAATCATGGTTCTTTAATATCCTCTCTTGTATTTAGAAGTCTCATCTTCTGGGTTGATTGTAATGGTGTTCTTACCAGTCATAGGTTTGATTTCCTTTACCTTATCTGGATACTTCTTATCAGTCTCCCAGATAAATTCCTCACGCCAGCAAGAAAATTCTTCATTAGAAGTCTCTATCTTTTTGAGTGCTGCTTGTCTTGCATCATCTTTCTTCTTCTGAAAGAAGTTTCTTATTTTTGTATTACCTTTTTGATTTGCCAATGTCTGTCTATTCTTGATGACGTTGATCTCTTGGATAGATTCACCTTCTGGTTCATAAGAAGAATTAACACTACCTGTAGTATTGTTTGGTTTCTTTGCCTTAATTACTTTTACTTTACCACCACTATTTTGACTACTCTCATCTTTATCTCGTTGGTAAGTGGTTTGTCTTGTCCTTCGTCCTGTCTCCTGTTCGATTTCTCTCTGTATTTTATCGGACATAGGATCATTTTTTGCATCAGTTTCTTGCTTAGTATCGCCTGGGTCAGGCCTTCTAAGTGATTTTCGTTGTGCCTTCTTCTCAGGAGGATCATCCTTCACGTCTGCATCGCCAGTGATTGGTCTACCTCTTCCTGTTCTGGCAGTAGGTTCTACATTAAATAATCTTTTCTGTATTCTACGGAATCCTCCAGCGGCAGCTTTACCAGCAAGAGTTTTTCTTGGGTCTTTTTTCTGACCTTTTTGTTCTGGTTCTGCACCAGCCAAAGCTCTTAAGGTAGTTTGTCCCTGAGATCCCATTTTTCTCAAAGCAGTACCCATTCCCATTTGTCCAGTATCTACTCTTTCCTTATCTTGATTACGGGCAAAGAAAGCACTACCAGCCTTTCTTAGAGCTCTACCAGTTTGTCTCTTAGCTTGATCATAATCTTTTCCATCATTTTGTTTCTTAAATTTGTCTATATTTTTCTTCATGACACCAAAAATGCCAGGCCTGTTTTGCCTATTAGCAGAACTCATCTTAGCTTGTCCGTCCTTCCTAATTTTTACATTAGGACCGTAACGAGTTCTAGCTGTACCACTTGCTCCAACAGTATTTTGTGCCACCTTTTTTGCAGCACCCAAAACTTTATTCACTATACTTTCGTTTAGTGACTGATGTTGGAACTGATCAAAGTTTTTCATTACTTTTTAATAGACTTATGTGCTTTTGAGATCGCACTTGCATGTTTTTCGATCATCTCCTCAGAGATAGTCTCTTCTGTTTTCTCTTCTGGTTTTGAGAATATCACTGGACTCTTGACATTGAAAGACTCAACTTTTGAAGTGTCCTTACCATCACCTTTCTTACCCATCTTCTGTTGTATCTTGTTATGGATAACACCACGATACTCCTTAGCACCGCTCTCTACTGTACCGTCACCATCATAGTCTTTCTTTGCTTTCTTTTTCTCTTCTAATTCCTCGACAGGACTAACTCTATATCTTGTGTCACCCATCTCTCCGAGTGTAGTAAGATTTGCAGCAACCTGATCCCAAAGTCTATCAGCTAACTTCTCATCTGGATTACCTAATGGTTCTGGTTTAATCACGTCAATTACCTCCGTTGTAGTACCATCTAAATGTGTTATAGCAACATCTTCAATCATCTCACCTTCTGGTTCATGCCCAGCAGTTTGCATTTGTTTATCACCTTTCATTGTATTTACAAGTCCTTTTGCAACTTGGACTCCTTGATGTACTTTTCTTCCTATCTTGAGAGCCTTCATCGCAAGGCCAGCACCTTTAATTAAAGCGGGAATAGCAAGGGGAAGTGCTTCATCTAACTGTTGTACTTCTTCTTTAATCTCTTCTTTCTTTTTATAGATTGAAGAGTAAGCATCAACTAGTGCTTTATCGTCAGTCATGATAGTAGTATAGTACTTGATCTAAGGTTATTTATCCCTTTCCAACTTTGTAGGGAATCTTTGTATCATTATACTTTACCCCAGGCCCAGTTGGAGGGTCATTAGGATTCTTCACTTTCTTTCCATCATAGTATGAACCAGTAGTAATTGGTTTGATATCTGGCTTATTATGGAACTTCACATCACCTTGGCCTGGTGTCATAGATTGTACATATCTTCTGTACTCATCAGTGCCTACATCATATGCTTCTGTCAAATCTTTCAACCATGCTTTGTACATAGTATGTTCTGGAGTCTGTACTATTACATGATTCGCACATCTCCTTGTAATTCTACCTCTAACTCCAGTGTTCACGTTCTCTACTAGAGATCCTACCTTAAATATTTTTTCTTTTAAATAAGCAATCCTTAAACCAAATGGATCTAACTTAGGTGCATATGTCCATGTCTCTACAGGAACTTCCTTTTCCTTTTTACCTCCACCCATGGCCTTCTGTATAAGGTTAAAGAGATTTTTCTTCTCCATGTTACCTATGTTTGGAATACCTTTTGCAAATGCTTTGAAGTCATCTTTCGCAGCTGCATCTCTCATCTTAGAAGCAGACATACCCTCTATTCCTTCTGCATCTGGGTCTCTTGCACCAGCAGATATTACATTTAGTTCTTCAAAATTATATAGATCGCCATTGTATTTCTGTGCTAAACTCTGAAACTCAGATAGTCTATCCTGTCCTACAACTATTGTTACTGCCTTGTACCCATTGTTACTAGATGCAACTAGAACATCAAATATAGTCTTGGCATTTGCGTCATCCTTGATTGTCTCTTCATAATCAGGGAACATCTTCTGCATATATTCTATCTTCGCACCAGGCTGTAGTGGATTTTTCTTAGGATCTACACTACGACTTGGATATATTCTCAAATCAAACTTAGATCTTTCTGCTTCATTAGCGGCTGCATCAAGTAATTTCTGATGTCCTACAGTTGGTGGATTGAATCTTCCAAATACAATTACTACACCTTCTGAAGTAGGCTCTCCCATTCTTTCAGCAGTTTGTTGTTGAAGATCTCCAGTGCTATAAACTTCTCCACTATCTTCTATACCCTTTGGTTCTTTTTTAGAAACTTTTGGTTTGGGTGCAGCTACAGGAGCCTTAGGTTTTGCAACTGGTTTCTCTGGTGTTGCAACCTTAGTTGATTTGGGTTCCTCTTCTGCTTTACCGCCTCTTCCTGTTGTAAATTGTAACTTACCGTTTACAGTTTTTGCGACAAACTTTCCTTTAGCATCGTACCACCCTCCATGACCATCACCTTTTAAACCCTTAAGTTTAGCTTCAGTGGATGCAGCTGTCTTTACAGCTTCGGTAAGAAATTGCCCGAAAGACTTCACAAAGTTAAGTATACGTTATGTTTTATTTATCCTATTACGATATCTTATTAAATTTAACAGCAAGGTTTTGGAACTGACCCAACTTATGACTTGCACCTACCTTGTTAGTACGAGTTGTAAAAGCCATTGACATAACTGAACCATCACTCAATATTATATTGAAATCCTGTTTACCACTACCTACTTGTGCTCTCAAACTAGTCACTGATGTGAGTGCAGCAGATAGTTTTTCATTAGTATTATCTAAACGTGCATCAGTCTCAGTTGCTTTGACTGTTATTGCTGGAGTTGCAAACCCTGAGTATGCAATCTTTTGAGTAATATATTTCTTTGCAGTTGTAAAATTATTATTGAAAAGATTGATTAGTTCATCTCTGATGATACTTAAATTAGAATCATACAATCTATTATATTCAGCCTCATTCTCTTGTTCAAATTCAAAAGTTTTTAATGCCAATCTTTGAGTTCCCCAGAAGGCTTTATCTGATGCTTCGATACCTTCTATTTGTTCGTAGTTAGGCCATAATTTATCTTTGATTGCATTATACTCTCCTGATTTTCCAAAGAAATCAAAGATGGGTTTCACATATGTGTTCAACTTAGGTTCAGCAGACTTCGCAGTTCCAGCTTTCAAACTGATACCCAACATACCACCGTTTCTATACTTTACAAATATATCGCCTGGGTGACTGCCTTCTACTCCAGGCGGTTTTGCTCTGTATCCCCAGTAAACTTGTGCGATAGGATGTTGTGCATTGTGAGCCTGTAACCACTTGGTTATATTCTTTGCGTTAGTTACCTTTGTCTGAAATGATCCGTTCTCTGCCTGATCTATAAATTGTTTTCCAGCAGTTGCATCTTTACTAGAAAGATAATATGCAGCTCCAGAACTATTAGCCTTTCTAATTGATTGATAAAACTCTCTTACAGATAGGTTAGGACTAATACCATTCATAAAAGCAATACATGGGAACAATTCTGTGATGGAAGAGTTTAATGTTGTCATTGACATTCCACCTGTTCTTGGTTTGTATATGAATGTCAAAACAGTTCCATCACTCATCCTCACACAGGATACAGGAATAGAACTAACAGATCTTTGCTCTTCGTATACTCTTCCTATCCTTGATATCAGACCTTCTACATCTGATTTTGTTCCATCTCTATCATCTGATTTTACAACATAGGTAACTTGCTTTGAAGTTGCACCCTTTACCGATACATCTCTATCAGGAATATTGATTTCCTGTAAGATCTGGTTGAGTTCTAATACTTCGTCAGCAGTTCTAGCCATATCGTTTTTAGATATTTATAGATCACCCTCTTGTCTATTCTCTGAGTGATGCACATTAAAACTTCCGCCTGGATATCTCTTCTCTAACTTCTCTACATTCATTTCAATGATCTCATCAAACGTAGTATCGAGTGCCATACATGCCTGTGCAATATACCAACAGATATCACCTAGTTCTCTCTTCATATGAAAGACATTCTCTTCATTATATGGTTTACCCTGTAATAAAATTTTTTTTACTACCTCAGTGAACTCACCAGACTCAGCAGTAAGACCGAGTGCAGCAGTAAGTAGATGTGATACATCTGCCCCACCTAAAACAAGTTCACTTATTCTTTCTTGTAGAACGTCAGAGTCTTGACTTGGAGCACTTGTTACTCCGTAAACAAACTCAATGTATTTTTTGGTGTCAACTGTCATTAGAATTTCAATGTTGCGAACTTGTTTTTAATCTTTTTAGTTTCTTCTTCGTTATTATACTCTACCTCTTGTCCGCTGTCAATGATATCAGTTTGAGCACTTTGATCTACGTCATATAATCTCATCTTTGCACGATCAATACCAATCACAAATCTCTTATTCATGGTTGGATCGTTGTATCTATTCTTCAACTGCTTGACCATGATCTGATTTACCTCCTCAAGTTCCTCCGTACTAATGAGAGCGAACATAAGATCAGCAGTGGCAGGGAGACCAAAGGATTCTGACGTATCAGTAAGGTCAACATCACTACTACT